CAAAATGAACCTACGTCCCACCCATAGTCTTCAAAGTCTTTATACATCTGTTCTACAAGGGAAGTCGTTGGCACGACTATCAGAGTATTTTGTCCTTTCTCAACGTAGTATCTCACAAGACAATATATCATCAACGACTTTCCAGAAGCAGTTGGAGATATCAGCAGCTTTCTATTATGTCTTAGGGCGTCGTATACTCCCTCAACTTGGTATTCGCGGGGAGAATACTTGCAAATAGAATTCATATAGTCCTTTGTACCTTCCTTTGAGATGAAGTCATTAACCTCAAAGGGAAGACCATAGAATTTGTTATCCACAAACTCATAGGTATATTCGTGGTTCTCACAAAACCTTGTTACTTTATCCAATAACCCGACATATATCTCACCAGTCTGGGTATTAAATAAACGAATTTTTCCATCCCAGTACTTATTTCGGTACTGAGGCATAAACTTTGCACCTGGCACGTCAAACGTAAACTGATCTGCTAGTTCGTAGTAGACGTGTGGTTCTGCTTTTACTTGAAGATATACTTCGTTCTTTTTTGATATAATCAAATGAGACATAACCCATAAGTATCACCTATGGGTATTTATTGCCTTAGTTAAAACCTGCTTGGAAACGATGCCATTCCAGAGCGTTCTTGATCTGGAAAGTTCTGTTTGAGATAGTCTTAATTATCTCCTCCAGGAACTTGAGCATAATATCATAATATCTAATTTTAAGATCCACTTTGTTCAGTTTCTCATCGGCATCCAAATACCTCTGCAATGCCTCTTTGTCTCTTACCTTATACGGAAATGGTTCTTCCTCATAGACCTCTGCTGGTGCCTTTCCTGTGTAGTAGTTATAGCGTTCTAATCTTACTTTGCTATGAGTTTCTCTTGCTCTCTCACGCAACAGTGTAATTGTATTATAAAGAGTATAATACTTGGCATGAAGTTGAGGAATTTTTAATGATTCATCATGTAAGTTATCAGGATCAATGACAGAATCTTTCTGCCACATCTCCTGAATTTGATCAAGGTTCATAAGGGAGTTCTACCGTCAGCAGCAACTATATTGTATACAGTATACTTGAAAGTGACCTCTGCTGTAAAGTAGCTGATATCAGAATCTGATGCCTCAAAGTCCAGGGAAGTCAAATAAATCGGAAATAAGTCTTTAAATTTAACAACAGCAACATCTCTGTAGTTGCTGTTTAGAATATGTAAAGACCCGTCACTAAATTGTTTTTTTAAATCTTGGATTTCATTCTCTGTGATGAGATCTTTAAAGTCCTGTGTCGTCTCTGGATATCCAAGACCAGTCAACCAATTATGAATTGCCATATAGTTCACAAGATTTTCATCAACTAAAAATCTCAATGAAAAATCGCCATAAGTTAGTTTATCGCCAGGAACATCTATGTCTTTCAAATATGATGGTTGAATGGCAGTTCCCAAACTAATTTCTGGTATTCTTGCCGAATTACAGAAGAAAGAAACCTTTGGTTCTTTTGATAAAACAAAGTTAAAACCAACCGGCGATAAAAAGTTTCTATTACTTATCTGTTTATCAAATACGGTTGCCATCTTTTTTATTTGTATTTAGATAAAAAAAGAGGGTTCCGAAGAACCCTCTGAGAAACCTTGTGAAAATGGATCACATGAGGTTGAGAACGCGAACTCTTCTGTAGTAGCGGTTTGCGTTTGCGGTGACGGCATGTGTACCCTGTGTGGTTCCGTCGGCAAGAGCACCATTGTTTGCGAATGGGTTTGCAACGATACCGTAACGGGTCTTAAAGCCGATCTTAGGCTGGAAGGTGTTCTCTCCGACGGCACGTACCATCTGGAGGGGAACATATGGGCAGTAGAACAGACCTGCGTCATAAGGTGAAGAACCCTTATAACCAACGACGTAGTACTGAGCACCAGCACCAGCAGCACCAGAGTTTGCCGAATAAGGATCGATATAAACACGATACTTACCTTGCAGAACACCAGCGAAGGTGTTACCAGTGTCATCAACGTTCAGGTTAGCGTTGAGTGCAGGGGTGTAGTCCAGGACGCCTGCCATGGTCAGTGCAGAAGCAACGTCTGCAGAGCACATGATGACGTTGCCCTTCCCTCTACGAGTTCTTTGTGCAATCGCGTTAGCGTCGCGCTCGATTTGGAAGATCAGACCCTTGAACTTCTCAACAGACCAACGACCGTTGGAGTCAACGTCGAGGTCGAAAGTACCAGCGTTAGCAACGTTGTCCTGAGCACCAGCTTCAGCAGCCTTATAGATGGTGCGGATAACTTCACGGTTGATTTCAGCAAGGATCTCAGTTGACAGAATGTTTGCCAACTCAGCTTCTGCATTCAGACCGTGGATTGCCTTGAGGTCCTGAGCGAGTTCTAATGAGTACTCAGCCTTCAGAGCGCGTGACTGTGCAGTAACGGTGACCTTCTCGATTGAGAATGCCATTTCGTTAAAGTCTACACCGCTACCAGAAGCGCCAAGACGCTCAGAATCAGCGGTTGACATTCCACCACCAGTGGTGTAGCTGCCAGTATCGTTCAGAACAGCAGGGTTGTCACCAGTTTGTGCTGCGGTAGTACCAATACCAGTAACGGGATCAAAGTTAACGTCACGAGCACCAGAGAATCTGGTATCTGCTTCGTCAAACAGTGCTTCAGCACCAGTCTGGCTGGTGTAGCGTGAACGCATTGCGAAGATCAGTCCAGTAGGACCGTTCATTGGTTGAACGCCAGCGAGGTCATAAGCGACCAGGTTAGGCATTGAGCGTCTGATCAGGGAGATCAGAACAGGGTCGAAACCTGCGGTTGGGGAAGCGCTGCTACCACCGAAACCACCCGAAGTTGCGGAAGTGGTGTTGGAGTAGGAAGGTGCTTCTGAGAGGAACTCACGCTCTTCGCGGAGTGCCTTTTCTTGGTTCTCCAGGAGAACTGCGGTTACCATTCTCTTGTGTGCATCTTGGATGCCACCGAGACCCTCGTGGTTGAGGATAGGTGCCCACTTCTCCTGCAGGTGTTCAGCATTGAAACCTTGCATTTGAATTTTACCTCTTAAAAGTTTTAGTTTGATTTATAATCTAAAAATCACTTTTTAGCGACTCTAGTCAGAGTTGAGAGATAAGACTCCATTAAACCAGACACTGCTGGTTGATTGGAAATCTCAGCACTCTCAGAAATGTTTTCTGACTTGTCTCTTTGAGTACCGGCATTTGAAGGGAAATAAGATTCTCTCAATGCTACCAGTTTCTCACGATACTTCTCTTCACTATCAAACTCAACATTTTCGGCAAGAGAAGCGAGTTTTTCCTTCTGTGAAAGAGCAAGTCCTTCACAGACCTCGGAGAAGATTACATCAGCAACCGACTCAGCTAATCTTTGTTTGAGAGCAATATTTCTTTCGATTTGCTCGTTGAGTTTATCTTCCATCTCATCAAGTTTGTTTACCATACTATTGAGTACATCATATTTCTCTTCAGGGATTGATACATAATGATCTTCAAAAAGACTTCTCATTCCAGTGAGGAATGATTCGGTCATTTCAGTCTTGAGACCTTGCTCAACAGAGAGTTGATTTTCGATCACCCACTCTTCGGCAACATACTCAAGATAAGCATCAACTCTATCGGTCAGTTCTTCCTTAATGGTTGCAACTTGCTCCTCAAGAGTTTGCTCATACTGTGCAGTCAATTCTTCTTGAATTTCTGCAACTTTTGCTTTGATAGCAGTTTCAAAAATGGTACGTGCTCTCTCCTCAAATTCTTCGGAGAGTTCTTCGCCTTGGAGAAGAGCATTGATGTCTTCTTCAACATCATAAGTCTCTTCTTCTGCAACTACTTCCTCTTCAGTAGTCTCTTCCTCTTCGATGACCTCTTCTTCAGCGGTCTCCTCTTCGGCAACTACTTCTTGATCCTCTTCTACCTCATCTGCCTCTTCTTTAGCCATTTTTTTCATTGGCTCAGCAGGCTTGGCACCTTTCTTTACAATGTCACTGACAGTTGCAAGTGAAGGTTCCTTGAGTTTGGCAGAGTCGTCATCTGCTCTATAGTTTTCTGGAGTAGGACCACCGAGATCTTCCACAGCAGGCTGTCCTGGAATTGAATGGGACAGTTTTTGCATTGGTTCAGCTGCAGCAGCGCCTTTCGTTACTACGTTTTCCATTTCTTGTAAATTG